TCAGCATCAGTTACGCCGCCAATGTTTTGCCAGGCTGAGCCGTTGTAACCTTCGAATCTATTAAGTTGTGTATTAAATCTAAGTTGACCTGTTGCAACTGCCGCACCTTGAGGTCGTTGAGCTGTATTACCAACAGGTATCTTAATACTCCCGTTGGTATTAATGTTTAATGTACCACTCTGGGTGGTAATCCTATCTCTTTGATGATCTAAATTTAATGCCATGCATGTCTCTCACAACTGTTTTATATATTTAGTTGTTTGAGACCGACATTTGTTGGAAAAGCTCAGTAGCAAAGTCAAAGCAAATTTTAGCTTCGTCTGCCATACTGTCATCTAATTTTGTACGAATTCTATCTTTGAGTACACTGACTTCTTCGTCAAACTGATACATGGTTCCTGCACCAGGAGTGCGTTTAGCAATCATTTGTCCTCCACTTAAATCTCCCATATGACGTACATATATGTGTGCCATAAGTTTATTAGGGTCATCTTTGATAGATAACAAATGATTAGAATAACTTTCGACTACAGGATATATCGTTGGTTTATAATCTGTAAGCTGTGCTTCTAGTTCTAATATATCAGCATGTATTTTTGGAGCAATAATTACATCAGTTAGTCCGTGTAATTTTGCAAAGTTCTCTAAGAGATTGTATTGAGGATGTTGATTATGTAGGAAATCACAGTAACGATTGGCACTGATGCCGCCCATTAGTTCTTTCACAAAGTCTTGCCTTTCAGCATTTTTGTGATGTTCCCATGTTAGTTCTTTAAGATTACTCATACTTTAATGTAGCACACTTCTTAAATTTGTCAATCTCTTTGAATGTTCCAAGTACCACTAATACTCACACCTGCATCTATAGTGACATCTTTTGCAGTAATCTCTTTTGTACTATGACCGTATGTACCACCTTGATATATTACTCTAGCTGTAGCGCCTTGTAGTTTATTATAGTCACCATGCCCTGAATCTGTAGCACCAGCATCTTCTACACCATCATAAAAATCATTTGTAGTGTCTTGATTCTGTAGTGTTCCAAGCCATGTCTTAATATCAAATACACTCCAGTTTCTATTAAACTCTAAAATAGTTCCAATCATACCTGCCGCTACAGGACATGCACTACTAGTTCCACTGAATCTAGTATCTCTGCTAGAGTTAGGTGATCCGGATTGTCCATCACTCCAACTTGTATTACCAGTTTTACTTACATAAGTGTCATCGTATCTAGGAATATCAGTACCATAAGTTCCTACAGTTGCGGCAACACTTCCGTCAGCTGGTGAAAACAAATCAATATTATTTCCCATATCACTGTAATTCACTTTACGTTCTTTTGTACTACTAGCATACTGATCATCTAATGCACCTACATTTATCACTGGACTTGTTCTGTTACCAGATCTAACTTGTATATAATTATTCATGTTAATATGTGCTGAGCATTGATAGTGAAAGTTTATTCCACCTGTAGTTGATGCTGTACGTTGACTGGGTGTCCAAGTTACTGTACCATTGTCAGTTCCTTGATTAGTTGCAGTTGGGTACTGCACTTGATCTCCTGTGCCTGTACTTTGTGATGTCTTGATATAAAAAGGATGCCCGTTAGCATTTACAACAAAATTAATAGTATCTCCTCTGTTGATAGTTATAACAGGGTTTGCACCACTTACATTACCATTACGATCTGTACCAGTCATGCTGTAATAACTTGATCCACTATTAGTTACATTAATTGTAAATGTTTGAGGATCTCCCCAAGTTGATCCTGCATGTTGCGGAAAACCTGCTCTATTTGTTGTTGGCATAACCTGATATCCAAATTGATAAATGCCTACGCCGTCACCAAAATGTCCTGTACTACTGGTATGCCAGTAGTTATCATAGTCTGGATGATCCCATTTTGTTTGTTTTTGATTACTATTACCTGATGCAACAACTGTAATAACACCAGCATCTACCATTTCTTTAGCACTTGTAACTATACTGTTATCTAAGAATTCACTTTTCATTCTACCGCCATCGCCTGTGTCGCCTACATAACGCATAAATTGAGGTTTATTAGAATCTGTTGTGTATGATATTGCACTACCAGTTCTATGAAATCCATAACCTGAACTACTAGGAGTTGCTCTATAACCCCAACTGTTTGAACTAATAGTTGGATCTTTTGTTCCGTACTTTGGATTTGTTGGCTTTGCGAGATGGAATATTTTTTGAATGTCCCATACTTTTGTAAGTCCTAATCCATATCCACTGTACCCATCAATTACCCATTTGTTAGCATTGTAAGACCAACCATGTGTTCTGCCGTATATCTGACTAGCACACTGAGTACCATGTGTACCACTATAAGTGTTTGTATTAAAATCGCCTAATGCTCTTAGTCTTGTGTATGAGGATTGTACTACCACTGTTCCGTAACTTTGAAATGCGGCACTTCTGTTGTTTACACTTCCCCACCATTGCCTTGCTTCTGCTTCAGTTGGAACAATAGTTCCGTCCCATCTAGTTTCTAATCTACTTCCAGGAGCGGCATCAAACCAGTCTGGATCAATATAGTAAGGACTATCTAGCACAAGATCTAAGCAATCACAAATACCATTACCTGGTAATACGTTGCCGCCAACATAGTCTGTTGGTGACTCACTTGCTGGTCTATTGTTAATAAATTCAATATGTCCTATCCATGTACCATTGTCCATGCAAACAATATCAACATCTTTGCCTGTTCCATACTTTTTAATATTTTCAGAATTTACATCTGTTTCGCTTGCCCAAATATCTCTTTTTGCTTTAGGTCCATTTTCTCTTGTTATTCTCAACAGTTGATAACCACATCTACGCAAATCTGCACTAGTAGGAGTTGTTGGAAAATCGGAAGTAGATGCAAATCTGTTATGGTGCTTTACTGGTTCATTGTATCTATATGTATCTGTGATCTCACAATGTAATTCATCTTCGGGAGGTTGCGGAAACTCGTCTGGATTTCTATCTGGGTCTTTGTGAATAAAAGCAATTTGTGGATCTTTTTCTAATTCTGCCGCTTCTTCTTCACTTAACCAAAACACACCTCTTGTGTTACTGTGTAGTATGTCATCAGTTTGTTCTACTTCTCTTGCTACATAAGTTGGATCATCTGCATCACGCAAACTAGCATCTAATGCATCATATTGTTCTTTAGTATGTGTACCTAAATGATAATGAAATTCTGCCATGTTCTATCCTTAATGTAAATCTACCCAAGAGCCATTTGCAAAGCCTTGAAATTTATTTGTTGTGCTATTGTAAATCATATCTCCATCAGCGGCTGATAAAGCATTTCTTGCTGTAGTTGTAAAACTGTGTAGTTTCAAAGGAGTGTTTGCAATAGTTGTTCTTGTGGTTGCTTGTAGTGTAAGTGTACTAGCACTAGTTATAATAGGAGCGCCTGCTTGACTACTAGTAATTGTACCAGTAACTGTTACATCATCGTCTAGTGTAATTGTTGTACCGCTACTTGCTAGTGTACTACCAGTTACAGTAATATCACCTAAACTACCTCCGCTTGCTACAGAGTCTGCCGCCGGTGCCCAACTTGCACCATTATACTTTAGTACTTGTCCGGTTGTTACGCCTGCTGTACTAACATCTGTTAAACCGTTTAAGTTAGATGCTCCACCGCCACCTCCGCCAGGTAAATTAATTAACTGTGAACCATCTACTGCTGGAAGTTTGCCTGATCCATCTAGTTGTACAATATCATTTGCACCTATGCCTACATCAATGTCTAATGTTACTGATCCGGAAGTGCCACCGCCTTGTAATCCTACACCTGCAATAACTTCTGTAATGTCACCACCAAAGTTTGCACCACTTATACCAGTAAGTAGACTGCCATCACCTTGAAACTGAGTTGCTGTTACACGACCAGTGACTTCCATATTTTGTTTGAATTTTGTTGCCATCTAACTGTCTCCTATTAAACATATTTATTAGGAAACTACAAACAAAAACAGGACCCGAAGGTCCTGTTTCCGATATTTGAAAATACCTATTAGGTAAATGCAAGTTGACCGCTTGTAACTGCGATTTTGCTGAGATAATCAGCCGCGTTACCAAGTGAGCTAGCCTGGTTTGAAAGCTCTACATAACCATAACGTGTCATGAAGCTTACTACTGGCTCAAATGTGCCTGGGTCAAGTACTGTACCGCTTGACATCAACGGAATGTATGGGCAATAGAACGCCGCGGCGTCTGTTTCTGTTGCACCTTTGTAACCAACAAGTACGTCATCGTTAGCCGCATACTGGTTTACATAAATTCTCATTGTGCCATTCAAAGTACCTACAAATTTAGTATTTGTTGGTGCTTCAAAAGCGCCTTCAGTTGATCTTGCGAACGCTGAAGTTGTAGCACTTTGTAGTACTGTTAGTACTGTTGGGCTAACAACTGCCCAGTTACCAGCGCCACGTCTTGTTCTTGCGGCGATAGTGTTTGCATTCTTGTTAATAAGAACTGCAAGAGCGGCATGCTCGTCACCTACGAAAGTAGCTGTACCTGATACGCTACCTTGTGCGTATGTATCAGCGGCAGCACCTGCAAGTGAATTCAAGCTAGCAATGATTTCTTGGTCGATTTCAGCAGTAATCTCTTGGGCTAGTGCTTGCATGATTTCTGCTTCTACGTCCAATCCATGCATTGATTGTGCATCTTGAGCCGCTTCAAAAGTCCAGCGAGCTGATAGCTTTCTGGTTTTTGCTTCGACTGTTTGCTTCAATACTTGAATGCTGAGCTTCTTACCACCAGTACCTTCTAGTACTGATGTAGCATCTGCTCTGTTTGTTGTTGCATTACCTGAGTAACCAGTTGCAATCTGGAATGGGCTTAGTGCCTCATCACCAGCTACAGCTGAGTCAAAAGTTTCTGCATATCTTACTCTAAGAGTATGAATTTGACCAACAGGGCCTGTCATAGGCTGTACACCAACGATCTCGTTGGCGATAACTGTTGGCATGACACGTCTAATCACTGGAAGGATAACCTTGTTAAGGGTCGCAACGTTACCAGCTTGAGTAGCACCACTAGTTGCCGCCTCTGAGAGGTAGCTCTTAGTGTTCTCAAGTGTTGTTTCCATAACTTGCTTTTTCGTTCCAGTAAGACCGTCAGTTAGAGCGGCTTTAGTTTCGCTCCAATTTTCCATTAAATTGTCTGCCATTTTCGGTCTCCTTAACTTATACCGGCTAATTTTTGAAGGTAAACAATATCAGCTGTTTGCGATTCAGCTGATGCTGATGCTTCTGCTTTGTTTCCAGTGACTTCTGTATTAGATTCACTTAGTACCTTCTTAGTAGTTTTAGCGTCTTCCTTCAAAACTGAAGGTAGATACTTGTTGAATGCATTCTGTAGCTTGTCTGTTTTTACACTTTCAAGCAATGCACCCATGATTTCTTTGTGATCTTTGCTTAAAGGTTGCATCATTTCTTGCATAATTTGCTTTCTTTCTGCTGTGTCTTTAGCAATCCGTACAGTTTTTGCACTTTCTGCTATCATCACTTCCTTTTCAGCAATGGCTTTGTCTTTGCTTTCAATCTCACTTTGTAGACTTTCAACTACCTTGTTCAACTTAGAAACTTCTGTTCCTTCGTTGAGGTAACTTGACATAAACTCAGCGGCATATGTTTCAAATATCTTACGTCCAAATTGATTTTCTTTGGCTGTTTGAATATCTTCACGCAATGTATTAAGTTCGTTACGGATAGTATTTTCCATAATTCCTTCAATTTTGCCTGCGGCTGTTTTAATAAAGTCTGCCTTAGTTTGATTAATAACCTCTTTGCCTTCTTTGATCATTTTGACTTTTGCTTCAACTAGTGAGCGTTTGTCTTCATGAAACTCATTGAGCTCTTTGGTTAGTTGCTCCATGACGAAACCTTCCAACTTGGTCATGTTGTCGTCTTGAGCATTCCGATCGTTGCGAAGTTCTTGTATTTCCTTCGCAAGTGTTTCCATCACAAACTTATCAAGAACAACTGCATGTTCCTTCATGTGCTTGCGATAAGCAACACGATCTTCTGCGACCTGTGCTTTATCTTGCTTGAACTCTTCGAGTTCTTTTCCAATAACGTCACCGATCATATTATCCATAGCTTCGACCATTTGCTCTTTGTCATTTTCATAACGCTGTGCAAATTCTTCTCTAAGTTCAGCTGTGATTGACTCACGAGCTTCTGTTAGTTGGGTCTCCCAAGCTTCAGATAACGAAGATCTAACCTCTTCGGAGAGCGTATTTGAGTTTAATAGTTCATCCATTGCATGAGCCATATTAATCTCTCCTATATCTCAGGTTTTTAATAAAGTTAGTCACCTCTTCCTGGAGATAACGTTGTGCGCCTTTGTCGTGTCTAGTTGCTTCAGCGACATCCATCAATACATTGCCCCGGCTATGATTCATAATTCTTTCATAGATTGGATCGGGATAAGCACTAGGTGCACTCGGATTTGCAACAATATCGACTGTAATGATTTCGAAATCCTTTACTATGCCGTTATCGTTAACATTGCCACTGCCTCGGCTTGACACGCCTAAATGACACCCACTTTCAATAAGGGTTTTACAAATGTTTCCCATTGGAGTAGGTAATAGTTTTAGCTTGCCGATCCCATTTGCGCCATCAGTATCCATTTCAGTGATCATGTGTGATACACGATCTAAATTGATATTCAGGTCATCTGGGTGATCAGCTTCGCCTAATACACTATATCCACCTTTGATTTTTTCATTAATTGCTTTAACAGCGTTATGAATTTCATCTTTTGTGTAGATACGGTTGTTCTGATTGCGTACATCGCCTTCTATAAAAATACCCTTCATATACAAGCTCTTACCGTTACCTTCATCAACTGTTTCAGTAACAATATTTGCTTGATTAAAAGAAAGATGTTCTTTTAGCGAAATACTCATATTATTTTACGCCTTTCATTGGACTTTCTGATTTGACATTTTCGTCCTTGGCTTTTGGAGCAGGGCTCGGTGAACCAGCTTCTTGTGGACCGTCAACACCCATGTCTTTTGCGGCTGGAGCAGGTCGTCCTGACTCGTCGCCTCCTGGTGTGTGATGTGCTTTAGCATCGTTAGGTGCTTTAGCTTGTCCTGCTACTGGTGATGCTTTGTCAGCTGTGTCACTGTGTGATACATTAACCGCTGTCATTGTAGCGCCTTCTTCCATAGCTTCTACAGTATCAACTGCTTCTTCCATGTCATCGTCGCCTTCTTCTGCTGGCTCTTCACCTTGCATTTCTGCAAATGCGGCTCTAAGTTCAGCAATAGCATCTTCCACGTCATCCATTGCTTCTTCAACATCAGGTGAATCACCTTCTGCATCTGCTTCTGGTTCCATGTCCATTGCGAGATCCATTTCTGCATCTCCGTCATCCATGTCCTCATCGTCCATGATTTCTTCTTGGTCAATCTCTTCTTCGGCTGTTTCAATATCATCTAAGAAATCTTCTTCAGCATCAGAGGCATCAATCGCTTCTTCTACTTCGTCGTCCTCAGAATCATCGTCAGCTTCGTCAAGATCGATAGTTTCGTCTAGGTCTTCATCAGCAATCTCGTCTTCTACAATTTCATCATTCTCTTGTAGAGATGACCAATGATTTTTAGCTTTCTCTACAAACACGTTGTGAAGTAGATCAGCCGCTTTCTCTTGTTCATCATTAACGATATACTCGAGGACCTTTACTAAAGATTCCTTGTGTTCGCTCATATCATTCTCCTTAAAAAATTACAGGCTTACCAAGATGGTTTACATCTATATTTACACAACCAAGACGTTTTGCTTGGAAAACACCCTAAAAAATGGGTATTTTATGAATATCTATCTAAGATAAGTAAAATTTGCCTGAAAAAATTAGCCTTGTGCTGGTTTTGCGTAGATTTTTTTAATCTTTTCTACGCGAGTAGCATGTTCAATATTATGTACTTCTCTTTGCTTTCTAAGACGATTAATATGCTTTAAAGTAAGTCGTTGCTTACGAACATCATCTACTTTTCTGTTGTTATAATCGTCATTTTCAGCGTCATAATATTCATTTAAAATGTCTGTACTACGCATTATCATCTCCTGCAGGTGCCGCTTCTGCTCCACTAATTGGGCTTGCACCTTCGTCTCCGCCTTCTTCTGGAGCGTCTGTTGGTATATCAATATCACTACCGTCTGGAACATCAAAACCTCTTACGCCAACATTACCCAATCCTGGCATTGCATCAGCTTCTGGTGTTGTACCAACAACATTTTCTTCTTCCCACATACGCTCATTTTTAAGAATTTCATCTTCAGTAAGACCTAAGTATTTCTCCATTAAGAAGCGTCTACTCATATAAGGCACGCCTTCAAGTCCACCGAATACATTAGCTCTAGCCGCATGTACTTCAATTTCTTTGTATTGACTAAAGCTCTGTGGTTCAACAAATTTTAAATCAAATAAGCTAGCATCAATACTCAAACCTTTGTTTTTCATAAACAGTTTGAATTCTTTATCCATAGTAGGAGCAATACTTGCTTGTAGTCTTTGACAGTATTGATTAAATCTATATTCTTGAATAAATGCTGTACCTACTCTACCGTCTACAAAAGTTGCACTACCATCATCTGGTCCAGTTGGCAAATAACTACTAGGCACACGCAATGCTCTTAACATTTTATTTGTAAAGTAACGCAAGTCGTCAATTTGACCTAAGTTCTCACCGCCTGGAAGAACTTCAACTTTACTACCTCTACCTTCAGCAGTTTGAGCAAAGAAATAATCTTCCATAATGCTTAATGGATTATATGCCGCATCCATAATGGTTGTACCACCACCTGATTTGTTAGGAATGCGTTTTTGATGAATTTCGTTTTTGACACGCTCAACAAAACCCATAGCTTTGTTGGGAGGCATGTTACCTACATCAACATAAAAAACTCTACGTTCTGGAGCACGTTGTACTCTATAAATGATAATACTATCTTCAAGCAGTTCTTTTTGCTTGTATGTTTTGAAAATTGGGTCTAATATACTGCTACCAAAGGGCCAATTTGTGTCCATACCTTCTGTCATTCCTAGGTGAACAACATGTGTAGCATCTACTGTATATTCTTGAATCTGTCCTAAGTTACCACTATAACTGCCAGGTTGCATACCATATGCACTTTTGTCAATGGTCTGTCCACGCATCATACTGTTTACTGTACCGTATGTTTGTGCATGTTGTACAGGCTTACTAACAGTTTTTTCTTGCATGTTTAGATCTACATTTTTAACAATGTATTGCTCAGGCTTTTTGCCTTTAGCTTCGTTTACAACTGCTTTAGTTACATCAACTGGATTGACATAATACAGTTCCCATGTTTCTGGATCTCTAATGAAAAATTGATCGCCGTACTTGATAGTGTTTCTAAACATACGGAATATGCGTTTGTCCCAGTCTTGCAAATTACACCATTGTTGTAGTGTTTGCTCTAGGATTTTAATTTCACTTTCAGTAGCTTGTTCTTTGTATTCTACTTTAAATGGAACACCAGTATGCTCATCTACTTGTGTGCTAAACTCACTGATAATGTCTAGGGCCGCATTGATCTCGCTGTCCATATCCATTTGGTCATACTGTGTGTATCTTTCCACACGATTGGGTTGACCACTATATACTTCAGGTAACCAGCTTTGAAAACGGCTAGCACTACTAGGTTTCATACTGTCGGAACCTTGAGCTCCGTATGCGGTAAAGTGTTTTTTCCAACTCATGAGTATCTCTTTTTTATCATTATAATGTATTTATAGGATTTGTCAACCATTATCAATTTTTAATCAATGGTGCTAATTTAGTCGTTAATCTAGTTATAGTATCATTTGTGAGATCTGCTGTAACTTTAGTTGCTTCTTCAATGAACTTATCGTAGTTGAATGTTTCATTTTCAGTTCCTTTGTTTTCTATAAATTGTGGGAACATGGATTTTAATCCTGCTTCTGCGCCTCTGAACATTCCTCTAATATTTCCAGGACCTTGTAATAATTTTGCTAATTGAGGCGGAATTGCACCCATTCCTCCGCCTATCATTCCAGTGACTTTCAATACATCTATTACATCTCTGTCTTCATTTGGATCTAAACCAAATGTCCTCATAAATGGTTGAAATGCCATTTCTCCAAATGCTTCACCAAAAGCCGTTGCGGCGGCTTTTGCATAGTCGCTGGTCATCATATTTGTCATACCACTTACTAGATTATCCATACTTTTAACAAAGTCACTAGCATCATTACCAGTCATAGCAAATGTAAAATCCATGACCCTGTTTAAACTAGCGGCATAAAATTCATCTAGTTTGGCATTATAGCCCCTCATTGATCGTATGTATTCTTCACGTGCTTTGAATTCTTCTTCATCTAATGACTTTCTAGCCGCTGTAGAATTTTTTGTAAGCTCGTTCATTTCTAAAAAGCCTGACGCAATTTCTTTAGAAATTGCATCACCACCTATAAAACCAAGCTCAGCTAGTGTTCGAGCATTGGCTTTGTTGTCTTTGAATGCTTTTGCTAAATCCAACATTCGATCGTTAACACCGTCAGAACCAGCGCCGCTTTGGGCCATCTTGATACCTTCTTGTATGATACGCATTAGTTCTGGACTACGTTGAGCCATTTGACCGCCTTTGGTCATAAATTCAGTTCCAGGTTTGAACAAGCCCATTGTGATAGATTCTCTCATTGCGTCTTGCAATGCAGGCGAAAGTGTTGACAATCCCGCCATAACATCATTAACTGCTCTCCTTTGATCCTCTGTCATACTCATTTGTGCAAATTGCATACGTTCATCAGCTTTTGCCGCCATTTGAGCTCTGATTCTCTCTCTAACATTTTGCCCTGTTATTCTTGCCATCTTTTCTTGTTCTGTGAAGTTTTTGTTCATAACGTCCACAAGCTGTTGTTCAGCAAAAATTCTTAATTGATCACTGTCCATTACTCTACGTCTGAGTTCTAATTCTTCAGCCATAAACTGTGCCATTTCATCACTAGCCATACCAAAGTATCCCATTGACTCTGTAGCACCTCTAAAACGTTCGACTAACTTAATAAAACGTTGACTTCCTTCGTCAACACTACCGCCTAGTTCGTACATTGCACTTAGATTGGTTCCAACGATATCACCAAATTGATCTAAACGCAAACCTATCTCTGCTAGCGAGTAAGCAGTTTCTTGTATATTACCATTAAAGCTCAGTCCAACACTACCGCCAAAAGCCATAACTTTACTGAGTTCTTGTGCCGCACCAGCCGCCATACCAAGCTGTGTAGCCAGTGTGCCTACACCTACAGCTTTAAACATGTTAGCCATCATACCAGGATCACCAGCACCTTTTGCCATGCTAGGCACACTTGACATTGCTTTTTGATAACCTTTTTGGACAGCATTGCCCATAGCATTGGCATTTTTTCTAAACTTATCATCACTGTCAAGGTCTTTTACTGCACGAACAACAGCTTGTTCACCTTGGCTAACACCCTGATTACTTGCTTTTAATCCTTGTAATTGAGCAGTTAACTGTGATATAGCCGAGCGTACATCTTGCTGAGTTGATTCCATTGCAAAGTCTGGAACATCAACTGCCATTGGCCTACCGCCCATATTAATTGTGATTACTGCCATTAACTACTCACTTAACTGTGATAAATAAAATTAACACATATAATGTATTTATAGGACAAATTTATGGAAAATCCACTTCAGGGCTACTATCGACACAAAGATCTCTATGTGAGATTACCAACCGGAGGTAAATGGTTAAAGAACAAACCTAAACTCACCGATGACGGAGAAATTGGTGTTAGACCAATGAGTATGAAAGACGAATTGCTACTCACAATTCCAGATGCTTTATATAACGGACAAGCTATTTTTGAACTGATACAAAGTGTATGCCCTGATATAGTTGATCCATATGAATTGTCTTTGCCTGATGCTGATGTAATTCTATTAGCCAGCAGAGCTAGTAGTTATGATAAAAAATTTCCTGTAGAAGCAAGATGTCCTAAGTGTGAAACAACAAACATGTATGACGTTGATTTGCAAGTTGTATTGGGAAAAGTACATCTAATAGCAGAACAAACAGAAATTGAAATCGATGATTTAATAGTAGAACTTAGGTCCAATACACTTGCGGCTGTTAATGCTAACAACATTAAAACTGGTGAACTTGCTAAAATGCTAGGCAACATGAGAGAAAATGACGATATTGATCAATCACTCAGAGAACAGTACAGTGAAAATATGCAAAACATCGCGGCGGCAAATATTGTACTAATAGCAGACGCTATTGTAAAAGTAATAATGCCAGACGGAACAGAAGTCACAGATCCACAACACATTATCGATTGGATATCAAACAGCAATAGAAAAACTGTTACTGCACTACAAAGAGCTCAGACAGCAATGAATATAAACGGCATTCCCAAAACTTTTGACTTTACATGTCCTGAAGAAAACTGCGACAACCATTTCGAAACTGCTGTAGAATTTAATCCAAGTTTTTTTTTCACAGACAGCTCCAAACTTGCCGTGATGCAGAAGCAGTCAATAAGCTCGTCGAACAATACGAAGCCAGAAGATCAAGTATCAGAGAACAATTAATGGAAATTGTACTTTATACTGAAGGTGCATTTAGATATGATGATTTAGAACACTATCCTATACCTATGCAACAAGAAATTTACAACTCTATCAAAAAGAAAAACGACGAGATTAAAGAATCTATGGATAGAGTTAGAGGTACTAATCGTAGAACATTTTAATTTCGAAGAGCTAAAGCTCATCGTCATACTCATTTCATTTCGTATGATAATTTTTTTTAAACATATTTTATATGATACGTTATTACCTTGTTTTCAGTCGCACTTAGCTTGTTATAGCCAAGTGCAAAAAAAAGAAACGGTCATTACCCCGTCTACAGTTCGCATCGTTATAGTATAACCTATTGCTAGGCAGAGGCGGTTTTGCTATACCCCTTTACATACTGCTTAAAACGCAGAAACACTCTAAGCCATAACGCCGACTTTTGAGCTATCCGTGGGTTACAATGGCACAGTAGAGCCCACTCTTTTGGTTTGTTTCCCTCGAGCAAGTTCCGACGGCCCGCATTACTGCGAACAATCTCAATGCTTTTAACAAAGAGGGTATGTTACGACTGGTGTCTGTTTAGTGATTCTACAAGTGCCTTGGAACTGCCAACTCTTACGTTTATAATGCCGTTATAGTATTCATCAGTTTTAAGAACTTCACGGTCAAACTGTTCTTTGGCTTCTAAGTAACTTAGTTCGCCTCTGCTGGTGCAGTAGTACAGTATTTCTCTTGTGAAGTTTTCTGGGCCTAATTGTTCAACATCTGCATTCAAGTGATCACTGCTTCCCCAATAGGTTCTCCAGTCACTTTCTTTAGTTGAACGTCTTTTGTTTTTCTTGCCTTTGAGGGGTTTTTTAGTAACTTTAAATTTTGCCAGTTTTTTGCCAATGTACTTTTTGCCGTTTGTGAGGTTGGTAATAAGATATACAAACCCTATGTATTCCTCACTGATTTCTTCTACTATTTTGCCTTGATAAGTCCATTGCATTGTTATTCATTACAACAATTATATATATCTTTTTTAACGTTTGTCAACCGGTTTAGTACATGTTTTTTAAGATTTCCCAAGTTTGTTTATAGCCTTGGTCAATCTGATGAAAATGCTTGCTTGCTTGTGCGGCTGTAAAATCATTGCCGCCGGGTTGACAATGGTCACCAAAATAAATTGTTGTACCTTCATGTTCTCTTATAGCTTGACTCTTGTCACAGCCTTTCTTAAAAATATCTATGCTGGTCTGTCCAGCTACCTGAGCAATGCTATCATTGAATTCTTGATTGTAATACATTGCTACTGTATCTCTGCCTCTATTAGACTTTTCCCAATCAGCATATCTAGCACGTTGATCCCAGTTTGCATTTCTGCCTACTATACTAAAGTTTGCCGTTCCTGTGCGTTGCTCGATATGATTACCAGTCATTTCAGGATAATCAAACGTGTGTAAGATAGCTTGTAAAAAAGTTTCTTGTGCATCTGAT